GCAGCCTGCGCAGCGTTTCGATTGTGTCAGTCATTGCGTCCCTCAATCGTCTCAATCATCGGGTCCAGGATATCCGCCAACAGGTGCAGGCGTTCGCGCGGAATGCGCTTGTCCTTCGCGAGCCTGCGCATCAGGCGCTCGCAGTCTGCGCGGATGCTGTCGTCGGGAAGGGCGCGAACTGCAGGGAGCGGGAGATAGTGGACGTTACTCACAGCTCGTACTCCGATGTGACGCCGCAGAGGAAAAACTCACGCTCCAAGTCGCGAAGCTCTGCTTTCAGTTCATCGATATCGTCTGTGTCGTAAGTCGGATCACCGATGGCTTCGTCCAGCGTGACGCGAAGCGCTTCGATCTCCAGCGCGAGCTTGCGGGCGCGGCGATAGTTAGGCTTGATGGCGCTCATTTTTCACCCGTTGCTTTGGTAATGGCGTCCCGCGCGCGATCACACATTGCAATGACTGCTTCGCTTCCACCGCCGATGATCAGGAAATCCATATCGGCGAACGGACGGAGCGCCTCCAGCAAGTCTGGCGCGGCTGCAATAAGAAGGGCGGCGTTGTCGTGCGCCTCGTTGCCGTCAGGATTATGCGCCATGAAGCAGACGGTGTTTCCATCAGCGCTTATGACGTGGTTGTTCCATTCCATGCCGATGCGGTCGTCGGGATCGACGCACCAAGGGGCGGGCGGAATAGCGGGCATCAAATCCCCCTCCGCAGCTTTGCGCATGTGGACCGCACGACGTTGACCGTCTGGCGCTGGCGCATGTGCGATGTGAGGTCAAACGCCTGCACCTCGGCAGAGCGCGCGAGATGCTCCGTAAGCGGAAAGGCGGGGCGGGTGAGGGCGCGAAATTCGGTGACGATGTTCACTTGTCGGCTCCTGTGGCTTTAATGCGGGGATTGCAGATGGTGCAGCGGCGCGTGCAGAAGTCGCATCCGCCTTCAGGATCGACGCAGCCGATCTCGTCTTGACAATTGGCGACGTAACCTTCGCCGCCACATTGCCAGCAGTCGCCATCATCGTATTCGTTGTCGATATCGATATCCTCGTTCACAGTTCATACTCCGAGGTGACGCCAGTCTTGAAAAACTCGGCTTCGAGGTGATTGAGTTCGGCCCGCAGATCCTCGATGGCTTCGGCGCTCGCTTTCGGGTCGCTGCGCATTTCATCAAGCGTGTTGCGAGCGGCTTCGATCTCCAAAGCCAGTGCGCGAGCGCGGCGGTAATTGGGACGGAACATCATTGTCTTTCCTCAGTGCGCGAGAGTGCGGCGCGGAGGGATGACCACTCGCGACAACCAAAGTCGTGACGTGTCCAAAGCTCGGCAGAGCCATCGTAAGTATCGAGATTGATGGCGGCACGGCATCGCGGATCGCCGTTCGGATAATCAGACTCGATATGCGTGCAGTGGCCCCAGACTTGATCGGTAGAGCCCCAGCGTTGGCAGTTCTTGCACATGCCGGAAGCCATCACTCGGCCTTCGCTTGGATTAGAAGAGCGCAGTAAGCGCGCAGCCGTGCAGGGTGATCCCCGAGGCATTCGCCATTGTTATAGACGCACCATTTCAGCGCCTCCCGCAGTTCGCTGATCGTCTGCCGTTGCGAGCCGATGAGCTTGGCGGCATCATCCAGAGATGAGCGTAGGGCGGAGGCGCGGTCTTCTGTGGTGTCGGTCATTGATCGCGCTCCAGTGCTTTGAATGCGTCGGCCAAATCCTTCAGCGCCGTGCGCAAATATCGCTCAGCGTCGATGATGCGCGCGCCAATGCTGGCTTGCTCGTTCTTGATGAGCGCCTCGACCAGATCAGCCGTCGCTCTGGCGATGTTGTCGTGCGCTAGAACGATGGTATATTTCGAGGTGCTGAAACGGTCGCTCATCTACTCAGCCGCCTTCAGTTGAACCGCGTCCATCGTCGCGAGCGGGATTGTGCGAGACGTGATCGGGGTGAGGGTGGGGATGCCAGCGACGGGATCGCCTTCGCGGTAGCCGTCGATATCCATGGCCTGCAGTTCGCGGAGAGCGTCCTTCAGATATTCGGTGACGCGCTCACGGAGCTTCGGATTGCGAGACCAGCTGATAGGATCAGGCCCACCCGTCAGGATGTGGCCGCGCTTGAAATAGTCAGCGACGACCATGGCGCGTGCATCCCATTTGCGCTGATCACGCGTGCGGGGGTCGAGCTTATTGGCGGCTCGGCAGGCGGTGTCGTATTCTGTTCCCCAAGACATTGTCGGGCTCCTCGATCTGATGGAGCCATCATACACGACCCGGTTTTCGGCGCAAGCGAAATATTCGGATCAACCGAAACTTTTTTCTTGACGAAAGGTTTCGGCTCATGCGAAGCCTTACGTATGTTGAGAGATTACCGCAAATCAAAGGGCTGGACACTGGAGAAGGCGGCGAAGCGCTTTGGCCTGTCGCTGTCTTACCTGTCCGAGCTGGAAACCGGCACAATGCCGATGACGCTAGCGGCGGCGAAAAAGATCGCAGCCAAGTCCGACCTCAGCGCCGTCGAGCTTCTCGGCCTGAAGGAGCGCGCCAATGGTTAATCATAACCCCGCCCGTGGTTCGGTCGGGCCTGCCGGGCCTTCGGGCTCGGCCTTTTATTCGTGCAGTGTCAATGCCGGTTCCCCAACCCCGCGCTGCATGAAGGCCGTCAGAGCGCCGTCCCCCACGGCTCTGACGGCCACCCAATTCCCGACACCTGCTTTGTCTCTCGCGGAGCAGGTGGGCGTGCGTGCGCGGGCCACGTGGGAAGCCGCCCGCACCATTCAGGGAGGGGCGTGAGATGTGGCCCTTCCGCAAGAACGCTCCAAAGCCAGCGCTGCAAGCCAAAAAACCCGATCTCCCTAAGTGGGGCGAATATCGCATCGTGCGGATCGAGCACGCAGGCGGGCGCGTCTATTTCATTGTTCAGCAATTCGGCTGGATGGGCCAGACCAGCGGCACACGCTACCACGCTTGGCACAATTTCCTGATTGAACGGGGCGTTGGCCCAATAGAATTTGTCACGCTTGAAGCTGCTGAAGCCGCGCTCGCTGCGCGCATCGCAAGCGATGAAGCCAAAGCCATAAAATCAGAAACCGTCGTCTGGCCCCGCACCACTCACCCGGAGCAAGCGTGATGACCAACACCGACACCAAGACACGCGAGAAGCTGAGCGTCATCCCGAAGGGGCATTGGCGGAACCGCTGGTTTTCGCTGGTGTGGGAGGACTTCTCCTCGGGCGAGATCGTCAGCGATTACAGATGGCCTTCGCGAGAGATAGCCGAGGAAAAGGCTGCAAAGGAACTTGCCCGCGACCCGGCCCACTTCCAAACGGTTTGCGGCCTTCGCTACCTCGGAGCCAAGTTTTTCCCCGACCCCTAACGCAACGACGGCGGACGCCTCACGCCCGCCGCCGCCAAGACGTGCCAGCCAATCATTCCGAATGGAACTCGGATCACATGACTAGCTTTCAAACAATCCGCGAAAAGTTTGACGGTTCCGTGGCGCCGCTGCGCTTCAGCGTGCCAGGTGAACCGCGTGGATGGGCGCGCGCACGTACACAAGGCGCACGGTTCTTCACCGACACGAAGACGCGCAGCGAAAAGCAGGCCGTCGCGGCATGGGCGATGGAGGCTGGCGCGCAGATCATGGAAGGCCCTATTAACCTGCGCCTCACCGCATACCTACGCATGCCGCAAAGCGTCTCGAAGAGGCGCCGCGCCGACATGCTGTCTGGCGCTGAGCGTCCGACCAAGAAACCTGACGTTGATAATGTGGCAAAGCTCGCGATGGATGCGCTCAACGGCGTATGCTGGCGTGACGATGTGCAGGTGGTTGACCTGTCCGTCCGCAAGTTCTGGAGCGAGACACCGCGACTGGAAATCGAGATTTCGCCATCGATGGCGATCACTGAGCAAAGCGATGGAAGCTCACGAGATAAGGCCGCTTAAGCGGCTCGAATAAGTGAGGGCAATCGGCTCCTTTCCTTCCATCGCCCGCCACTCTGCGGCGCACGGGGAGGGGCCAGAAACGAAAGGACCGAAACATGGGCTTGCCCATCATTACGGCCGATGAACGGATGAAACAGAAGCGGGGCGTGAAGGCCCTTATTCTGGGATCGCCGGGCGTTGGCAAGACATCGTTACTGCGGACAATCGACCCAGCGACCACACTGTTCATCGACATGGAAGCCGGCGACCTTGCCGTGCAAGACGTGGCTGTTGACCAGATGCGTCCATCGACATGGGCGGAGTGTCGCGACCTGGCATGCTATCTCGCCGGGCCGAACCTCAATGCGCGGCCGAAGGACACCTATGGCGAGGCGCACTATGCGCACTGCGTCGAGAAGTTCGGATCGGCTGACGGGCTGGCGAAATACCAGACGATCTTCGTCGACAGCGTGACCGTCGCCGGCCGCCTGTGCTTTGCGTGGGCTGAGCAACAGCCCGAGGCGTTCAACGCCAAGGGTGAAAAGAACCTGCTCGGCGCTTACGGCCTTCACGGTCGCGAACTGATCGCGTGGATTACCCGCCTGCAGCATGCGCGGGCGAACAACGTGATCTTCGTCTGTCTGCTCGAAGAGAAGGAAGACGACTTCAAGCGTAAATCGTGGGTAGCGCAGATCGACGGCAGCAAGGCCGGGCGCGAAATGCCAGGCATCGTCGACGAGGTGATTACGCTTGCGATCATCCGCCCCGACGAGGGTGAGCCGTTCCGCGCCTTCATCACCGCGCCAGACAATCCGTTTGGCTATCCCGCAAAGGACCGTTCGGGGCGTCTCGCCCCGATGGAGCCGCCCGATTTGGGCAAGCTCTTTGCCAAGCTCAATGACACGGCGCGCGTACCTTCCCGCAGCGCTGCCTGATCCCATCATCATCAAGGACCAATCACATGACCATGGATTTCAACGACGCAGAACCGCAATCCTCTGGCGGTGGCGAGCCGATCCCGAAGGGCACTGTCGCCCCCGTGATCGTCAGCCTGCGCACGATCAAGACCGGCAAGACTGGCGCCCAAGGGCTTGATATCGAATATACCGTGACGGCGGGCCCCTATGCCAAACGCAAGGCGTGGGGCTGGCATGGCGTCGCGGGTAACGGCTCGGACGGGCACAACAAGATGGTGTCCATCACGCGCAGCTATATCCGCGCGATGATCGAGAGCGCCTTCGGCATCGACCCGGCTGACGATAGCCAGGACGCCATGAACGGCCGCCGCATCAGCGACTGGCAGGATCTCGACGGCATGGAGTTCGTGGCCCGCTTCGATGTGGAAGAGGGCTCGGACTATGTTGACCAGCGCACGGGCGAGACGCGGCGCGGGAAGGACAAGAACACGCTGCGCGCCGTGACGCCGGACGATCCCGATTACAACGGGTTCAAGCCTGCGAAGCGGAAGGCCTCGGCGCCGAAGGGCAATGTCATGGGCGCCACGCCCAAGGCTGCCGGCGGCAATGGCATCTCGCGCCCCGACTGGGGCTGACCTGACAGGCGGGGCGGGTTTCGGCCCGCCCCTTTGGGGCTAAGCACATGACAAACGACCCTGACGACAGGGCGACAGCGGAAGCTGCCGCCGTGCTTCAACGCATGTTCGGCGATCGCCGCCACCTGGTTGCGGACAAGGAAGCGAAGTGGATCACGTTCTGCATCGTGAACCGCTGGATACAGGCGCGCACGCACAACTGGGCGACGCGACGCGGCACGCCGAAGGTCGGAACACCCGACGCGATGACTGTCGGCTTTGCCGAGGCGTCGCTGAAGGTGATCGCCGACAAGGCGTCTGGCCTGCCGTGGGATAAACCCCTCGGCGAGTGGGCCAGGAACGACGCCGCGCGGCTGTTTGCCTTTGCGCATGAGTGCATCGAGGCGTCGCGCATTCACACACTGGAAGACCCGACAATGGAAGAGGTAGGGGCATGAGAACCAAGGATATCCTGCAGGCTGTGGCGATTGTCTCGCCGTACAGCAATGACGAGATCATAGGGCCTAGCCGTGCGCTTGATTTGGCGCACTGGCGGGCCTGCGCAATGTGGATCGCGCGTCAATATACCGGCCAGTCCTATCCGCAGATCGGCCGCGCATTCAATCGCGATCACACAACCGTCCTTTATGCGGTTCGCCGGGGCAGCGCACTCGATCAAGACCGTATCGCAGCAATCATCAACATCGCCACGCAGATCAAGGATGCGCGTGTTGCGTCTTATACGGGAGTTGCCGCATGAGCCGCAAGAAACCACCGAATACCAAGCTGATCGATATCGGCACGGCGCGCGCAACGGCGCGTGATGTCGCCAAGCCGCAGCGCCTCACGTGCGAAGGCTGCACAGGCTTGCGCAAGTATCCCCGCCCAATGTGTCAGATGGAATGTTCGCCACACTTCCGCATGGTGCGCGACACGTATCATGATCGCTGTCCCGCCTTCTCCGCTGGCGTGCAGGGCGTGGCGCCGGTGAAGGAAGCTGCGCCGATGTCGCGGGCGCAGATCGCGGGCGAAGTGCCGCGACTGAAGCGGAAGCGCGTCTATGTGACAGGCGATGTTGCCAGGAGGATGGCGTGATCGACCTCAACCCCACAGCCATGATCCGCAGCGCAGCCGTCGCGGCGATCCATGCCGCCATCGACAACGCCCCGCGACGAAAGGAGGAGCGCCGGGCCTATGTCGGCGCGTCGTCCATCGGCGGGCCGTGTGAGCGCAAGGTACAATACGAATTCATGGGCGCGCCCTATGATGAGGGCTGGCAGTTCGACGCCCGCACGCTGCGCATATTCCAGCGCGGGCACATGATGGAAAGCGCGGCCGCTATCTGGTTGTCCGACGCAGGCTTTCGCCTCACGCAGACGGGCAGGGACGGCAAGCCCATCGGGTTCAAGGCGGCAGGCGGCGACTTCGCGGGGCATGTAGATCGCGTCATTCTTGGCGGGCCGCTGCCTGAGATCGCCTATCCGCTCTTGTGGGAACACAAGGCCGTGGGAGCAAAGTCGTGGAATGCGATCAGCAAGAGCGGCTTGGCGAAAGCGAAGCCCGAATACGCCGATCAGGTCGCGCTGTACCAGGCCTATTGCGACCTCACTAACCCCGCAATGTTCATGGCGACCAACACGGACACCATGGAGATTTACATCGAGCTTGTCGCGTTCGATGCGGATCGGGCACAGGCAGCGTCTGATCGCGCTGTCGCGATCATCGCGGATACAAAGGCCGGGGCGATGCGGCCGCGCTGCACGGATACTCCGGACTTTTATGCCTGCAAGGATTGCCCGTTTCGGAAAACCTGCTGGGGGCTAGCCGCATGACATTGGATTTCAACGACGCCCCGCGCCAGCCAATCGAGGATGCGCTGTTACGCAAGGCCCGCGTCTATCGCGCCCTGCAGGACCGGGTGCGGGAGTTCGTGCGCTACCTCTATCCGCACGCCGTCCTGTCGCCGCGTGACGCCCGCATCGGCGACGCCAACGGGTCAAAGGGCTTTTCCATGTCGATCAGCCTCACGGCTGACGAGAGTGCTGGCCGCTGGATCGACCATGCCAACGGGGAGAAGGGCGATATCTTCGCGCTCTATGCAGTGGCGCACAATCTCGACCCGCACCGCGACTTCGGCCAGGTGCTGAGTGAATGCGACCAGTGGATAGGCGGCGCCCCCGCGCCACGGGCCGAGACACGCCACGCTGCCGAGAAGGCGAAGCCCGTCGAGCCAGAACCTGAGCGCACGCATGAGGTGACCTACACCTATCGGGACAAGCACGGCCGCAAGATCGCCGAGGTAAAGCGGTTCCGGCTGTCCAACGGCAAGAAGACCTTCCTCCCGTTCACCAATGGCGCGGCCGGCATGCCGTCGCCCCGCCCGCTCTACAATCTTGAGCGCTGGCATGCGTCCGATACTGTCGTATTGGTCGAAGGCGAGAAGTGCGCCGACGCCCTGACATCGATTGGCATTGACGCAACGTCACTGATGGGCGGGGCCAATACCTCCATCGACAAGACCGACCTCACCCCGCTGGCGGGCAAGACGGTCGTGCTGTGGCCAGATCACGACGCCCCGGGCGCATCCCTCATGGACAAGCTGGAAGGCCCGCTACGGGCCATGGGATGCGCCGTAAGGCGTCTCGTCCCGCCCGCCATGCCGGACGGCTGGGATGCGGCCGACGCCGTCGCTGAGGGCTTTGACGTGGTCGGGTTCCTGAAGGCGCCTGCGGAGCCAGAGCGGCCGCGCCTGCCCATCCTCGACGTGCCCGGCCTGCTCAACGTGCCCGACCCGACATGGATCATCGATGGCTGGGTGATCGATGACGGCGCCTCGGTCTGGTATGGCCCGCCCAAGACTTACAAGACCTTCAACGTCCTCGACATGGCGCTGTCGGTTTCCTGCGGCGTGCCGTGGCGCGGCAATGCCGTAGTGCAACAGCCCGTCCTGTACCTGCTGGGCGAGGGCATGGGGACATTCAAGTATCGGGTCCATGTGTGGCTGGCGAAGCGCTCGGAGGGCCGTCAGGCGCAGTTCTGGACCATCCCCGTCAGCGTGCCCCTGTCCACCCCGGAAGGGCTCACAAACGCCATGGCGGCCATCGACAGCCTGCCCGTCAGGCCCGGCCTGATCGTGGTCGACACGCTCAACCGTCACTTCGGGCCCGGCGATGAGAACTCCTCGCAGGACATGACCCGCTTCGTGCAGGCAATCGACGCCATACGCGCCCACACACGCGCCCATATCGCTATCGTCCACCACTCGGGGAAAGACGCCGACAAGGGCGCGCGCGGATCCAGCGCGCTCCTGGGGGCCGTCGACAACGAATTTAAAATCACCCGCACCGAAGGCACGCAGATATGCCAGATCGAATGCACCGCCGCCCGCCATTCCGATGAGCCAAAACCCATGACTGTGGAGCTGGTCAAGTTCGAGATTACCCACCCCGAAACCGGCGTCGTCATGTCGTCCCTGCTACCCGTGCTGAGGGACACACCAGATCCATCAGCAGCGATGCGGACAGCCCCCAAACAAGCCTATAGCGGTCCCTATCTGGCAATTATCAAGATGCTCCAGGATGCCCCGCTTTCCACATGGGAAGTCGCTAACGCCCTTGGCGTTGATCGCTCGAACGCAGGCAAGAAATTGCGCGTTCTTGAGCAGGACGGGGCAATATTCTCCCGTGACGATGGCGCACGTAAGGTGTGGGTCGCAATTGCCCACACTTTGCCCACCGGTAATTAATAAAAACAACATGTTAGTCATAGGTGGGCAAGTGTGGGCAACAGGTGGGCAAGTGTGGGCAACGCTTCCGCTGGGTCTGGGCAACGTGTCGGTCATGTATGGGGGTAGGGCCCCCATACATGCCCACTTGCCCAGTTGTCAACTTGCCCAGAAAAATAGTTGAAAGGATTTTTCAATGAAACGGCAGATCAGGCGCAGGCCATGGTATGAGGATGGCAAGCTGGTTGGCATGCTTGTCGATGGCCAGAGATACCGGTTCCAGCGGGTTGGAATTCACGTCACCGCAATCCAGCAGCGGACGGTTGAGGTAGCTTTCTACGCGGCGTCCTGTCTCGAATGCGGAGAAGATTTCGAGGCCGTTCATTTTCTGGAAAACGATATGTTCGGCGTCGCCCGAAAATGTGGGGCGTGTCGATCCGACCCCGCTTGACCATCACCCCAACTCGCGCCAAACACGAACCGTGATCGATCCGCCAAGTGATCGACGCAGGACCGAACCACGGGCACCATCCAAGGAGCCTGACCACATGACCACCGATTACGAAACCGCCCTGAACGAATTCCGAGATGCCTCCGCCGCTGTCCGCCTGGCGTTCGGCGCAATCACCCAAGCACGCGAACTCCAGATCATCGCCGACAGCCAGCACAACGCCGCGCATGTCGCTCACGCTCAAGCCGTCGCCCGTCTCGACGCAGCCGACAACGCGCTCCGCGTCTCACGCGAAGCACGCGCTGCAGTCGATCTGACGCCTGAACCCGTGTTCGCTTCGTTCGCCGAAGTCCAAACCGAAATTGTTGCGCAACCGGCTTGACATAGCGCGCGGCTGCCTGCCTCTTTCGCGAGGCCGGTAGTCGTATCCGGCGAGGGTCCAACCCGCCAGAGTTCGATTACGCGTTCCGTTGAAAACTCTGGCGGGCCTTCCCAATGCATGCTTCCATCGTCCAGCGCCTGTTCTTCCCCCACATCGTCGATGATGAATTCGTGTCCGCAATCGTGGCGCATGTGGTTGAAAGCGTTCGCGCCGCAGCACTCGATGGCAACGTGTTCAAGCTCCGCCGCCGCAAGGCGCAGGCCATTATCGAGAAGGCCGCCTGCAAAGCGGTCGCCGAAATGTGGACTGCTGCTTACGGCAAGACCTTCACGCCCAATCGCAACTGGCCCGACGCAAAGGCGATCCTGCTTGACAATCCGAGGCGCTGTGTGGTGGAACTCTGGATAGGGCACGAATATCACGACAACGACACACCGGACCCGATCGAGATATTCTTTGATGATTTGCCGTAGATCGCGCGCGCGGATATGAAGAGACGGGGCAGACCACCACACGAGAAAACTACCGAGAACGCCGAACGGGTGGAAGCGCTGTGCGCTTATGGCATGGACCACGTGACGATCGCCGCGATGCTCGACATCAGCCACGACACGCTGACCAAGTATTACCGGGCCGAGCTGGATATCGGGAAGTCAAAGGTGGTCGAACAGGTCGCCAACAGCCTGAAGCGCAACGCGATGAATGGCGATGTCCAGGCACAGAAGTTCTTCCTGTCGAGCCGCGCCGGATGGGCCGAAAAGCAGACACAGGAGATCACCGGCAAGGATGGCGAGGCGGTGAAGATCGAACACGGCATCGCCGGCCAGCGCGTCAAATCCCTGCTGGATCAGATAGCGAAATGAGCTGGCTCCTCCACAACGGCATCATCTTCCCGTTCGGGTTCTTCTTCGTGCTGGCCGTCATCAGGGCGATGGGCACGTCAAGCTGGATGCGTGAACCGTGACGCACCTGGCTGAAGTCCACACGATCTATGAGAACAACTTCCGTCACCCCGCAGCAACGCTGCGCACCATTGCCGACCAGATTGACGCGGGCGAATTCGGTGAGGTGACGCAGGTTGCCCTTGTCCTGTTGGGCGACACTTGCGAGGTGTTCGGCATCGGTGCGGATGCGGATGGCGCCACTATCGCGACGCTCTTGCAGGCTGGCGCCAGTCGCATGATCGCCGCCGTTGCTGACCATGGACGCGAGCCATGACGCAGAGCGTGGCTGAGCGCCTGGCTAGCCTGCCGCGTGACGAGCGCAACGCCATCGTTGACCAGCTCACGCCAGTCGAACAGGAGGCGCTGCTATACGAGTGGCGCACCTTCCTTGCCCGGCCTGAGCAGATCACGCCCGAGGGCGATTGGGATATCTGGCTTGTGTTGGCTGGAAGAGGGTTTGGGAAAACCCGATCAGGATCGGAATGGATCAAAGAGCAGGTTGCTGCTGGCGCTAAGCGAATTGCCCTGATCGGTGAGACGGCTTCAGATACTCGCGATGTTATGGTTGAGGGTGTATCGGGTATCCTGTCTGTTTATCGAGAAGCTGAGCGCCCGCTCTATGAGCCGTCGAAGCGCCGCTTGACATGGCCTAATGGCGCCATCGCAACTACCTTTAACGCAACCGAGCCGGATCAATTGCGGGGGCCAAACTTTGACCTGGCGTGGTGTGATGAGCTTTGCCTTGTCGCCGGAACGTTGATCGAATGCGAGTTCGGACAAAAGCCCATTGAAGCCATTCAGACTGGCGATCGCGTATGGACCCGAAAGGGTTTGCGACCTGTCGTGAAGGCATGGAAAACAACTGATAGCGCGGAAGTCTGGAAGCTCACATCGACTAGCGGAAAGAGCATAACGGGAACCGCAAACCATCCTGTGTGGACTGAAGAAAGCGGCTTCATGCCATTGCGGTTAATGCCAACTGGCGTTACGCTATGTGCATGGAAAAGCGAAGAACTGAATGGCGCGGCGAGCGCTGGTATTTATACCGGGATTACTTCCGCAATCGGAAGGGCAAGCTCTTGCATCGAGAAAAGTATATCGATGCTCATGGGCCAATTCCGGCAACCTTCGATGTCCATCATATCGATGGCGACAAGAGCAACAACGAACTTTCAAACCTGGTTGCCATTAGCCGCGCTGATCACTTGCGAGAGCATGGGCCAAAGGGATTTCAGCTTTGGTCATCGGAGCAGCGGCGCAAGAACACCACTCAAAACGTTTGGGGCAAGCGCGAGCCAAAGACGGTCATATGCGCATGTTGCGGGGGTGAGTTTCAGTCGGTCGGAATGCGGGCCAAATACTGCGGGCCAAATTGTCGGGCCAAGGGATTTCGGAGCGACAATCCCGGCTACTATGCAGGACGCCGTAAAAAGCGTTGAGCGCCTGCCTAATCGGGCCGCTGTCTACAATATCGAGGTTGAGGGCGATCCAGAGTATTTCGCCAACGGCATCCTGACGCATAACTGCAAATGGCGCTACGCCAGGGAAACATGGGACCAGCTTCAGTTTGGTCTTCGCCTCGGTAGCCACCCGCGTGTTATGGTCACAACAACGCCACGGCCAATCGAGCTCGCTAAATCCATCATGGCCGGGACGGAGGGCAAGGTTCACATCACGCGTGGCGCGACGATGGACAACCGCTCGAACCTCGCCGCCAAGTTCCTTGAGAAGATCCAGCTGCGCTATGAAGGCACGCGCCTCGGCCGGCAGGAACTGCGCGGCGAAATCCTCGGGGATATCCCCAATGCGCTGTGGACATACGGGCAGATCGAGGCGAGCCGCGTGCGCTCCCATGATCCGCTGAGCCGCGTCGTTGTCGCTGTTGACCCTGCGGTATCTAACAATGAGGACAGCGACGAGCATGGCATCATTGTCGCTGGCGCCGACAAGCGGACGCAGGAAGCCTACGTGCTGGAGGATGGATCCATGCAGGGCAGCCCACTCGACTGGGCGCGGCGCGCGCTGAACCTCTATGACCTGCACAAGGCCGACGCGATCGTGATCGAGGTGAACCAGGGCGGCGACATGGTTGCGCAGACCCTGCGAAGTGTTCGCAATGACGTGAAGATCAGGGAGGTGCGCGCCACGCGCGGCAAGCATATCCGTGCCGAGCCGATTGCATCCATGTACGAGCAGGGCCGGGTGCACCATGTTGGCAGCTTCCCGCAGCTTGAAACGCAGATGACGCAGATGACCACGTTCGGGTATGAGGGCGCCGGATCGCCTGACCGGGTCGATGCGCTGGTCTGGGCGATGACTGACCTGTTTCCGACCATGGTTGGCAAGACGCCAAGCCAGCGCCAACCAATAAAAATGATCCCTATCGTGACACCGATGGCGAGATAGCTTAAGGCGGAACCATGGGTCAGGGCCGTGAGAGCAAATCAGAACGCCACCAGCGCATCCATGCGGAAGCGCTGAACGAATTCAATACAATTCAGGCAGCCCTGAAAGACGAGCGTTTCCAGTGCCTTGAGGATCGCCGCTTCTATTCGATTGCCGGCGCGCAATGGGAAGGCAGCCTCGCCGAGCAATACCAGAACCGGCCGCGCTTTGAGGTGAACAAGGTTGCGCTGTCAGTGATGCGCATCATTTCGGAGTACCGGAACAACCGCATCACGGTCGACTTTATCCCGAAGGATGGGTCCACCAACGTCAAGCTGGCCGACACGTGCGATGAGCTTTACCGCGCTGATGAGCAGGACAGCCAGGCCGACGAGGCTTACGATAATGCCTTCGAGGAAGCCGTCGGTGGCGGGTTCGGGGCGTGGCGCCTGTCCAACCAGTATGAGGATGAGGGTGACCCCGAGAACGAGCAGCAGCGCATCGTTTTCCAGCCGATCTTCGATGCGGACACGTCGGTCTTTTTCGACCTCAATGCCAAGCGGCAGGACAAGAAAGACGCGCAAACCTGCTATGTCCTGTCGGCCATGACGCCCGCGTCATACCGGGAAAAGTATGACGACGACCCGACGACATGGCCGAAGACGGTTCAATTCGTGCAGTTCGATTGGGCAACGCCCGATGTGGTCTATGTCGCCGAGTACTACCGCAAGGAGATGATCACCGAGACTATTCAGGTCTGGCAATCGCTTGACGGTGAAGAAGCCAAGTACACCGAACAGGAATTCGAAGACGATCCCGACCTTGAGCAGATGCTCATGTCGATGGGCAGCAAGATGGTGCGGGAACGCAAGATCAAGCGCCAGAAGGTCCACAAATACCTGATGAGCGGCGGCGGTATCCTCGAAGATTACGGCCTGATTGCCGGGTCCGAAATCCCGATCATCCCCGTTTATGGCAAGCGCTGGTTCATCGACAACGTCGAGCGCTGTCAGGGCCATGTGCGCCTCGCCAAGGATGCGCAGCGGCTCAAGAACATGCAGCTGACCAAGCTTGGCGAGATCAGCGCTTACTCGACCGTCAACAAGCCGATCTTCACGCCTGAGCAGGTCGCAGGCCATGAGCTGCAATGGGCTGACGATAGCATCAAGCGTTATCCCTACCTGCTATTGAACCCCGTGACGAATGCAGACGGCGGCGAGCAGCCGATGGGTGCGCTGGGCTATACGCAGTCGCCCGAGATACCGCCGGCGATGGCCGCGCTGCTGCAGATCACCGAGACGGATATGCAGGAGATCCTCGGCAACCAGCAGGCGGCTGAGCAAGTGCAGCCGCACATGAGCGGCAAGGCCGTCGAGCTGATCCAGGACAAGCTGGATATGCAGACGTTCATTTACCTGTCCAACTTCGGCAAGGCTGTGAAGCGTTGCGGCGAGGTGTGGCTGTCGATGGCGCGCGAGATTTACGTCGAGCCGTCGCGCAAGATGAAGGCCATCCAGACAACCGGCGAGCCGCGCACGGTGGTGCTTGCCAAGCCTGTCGTCAACAAAGAGACCGGCGCCATCGAGACCGAGAACGATATCGCGGATGCGAAGTTTGACGTTGCGGTTGACGTTGGCCCATCGACTGCCAGCCGCCGCGCCAGCGTCGTGCGCGCCATCACTGGCATGATGCAGCTCAACCAGGACCCGGAGACCGGACAAATCCTCACGTCCATGGCGATGATGAACATGGAGGGCGAGGGGCTCTCCGAGATGCAGCAATACTTCCGCAAGAAGCTGCTGAAGGCTGGCGTCATCGAGCCGAACGAGGATGAGGCGCAGGCCATGCAGGAAGAGCTTGCCCAGCTGCAAGCGCAGCCCGATCCGCAGGCCGAGCTTGCCAAGGGCCTCACCGACGAGGCGCGGGCCAAGGCTGGCCTTGCCATGGCGAACACCGAGAAGTCACTGGCCGAGGCCGAGAAGGCACGCGCCGAGATGATCAAGACGCTGTCGGAGATTGGCGAAAGCGAATTCGCGGGCGCGCTCGGGGCCGAGGTCGAGATGTTGTCTCACCAGCCCGCGAAGATATCCGGCGACGAGGAATACGATGCGCTCCCGAACGGCGCGCTGTTTGTCGGGCCGGACGGTCATACGCGTCAGAAAATGGAGGGACCGAATGCCGCCGCCCCTGCTTAGTCCCAAGGCGCAGGCCGCCGCTGATCGCGACGCTATCGAAAAACGCCGTCGCGAGCTGATCGATGAGAAGCAGACGTTCGATGCGCGCAAGGTCGAGCAGTACCAGAATGAATTGCGCCGGCAGGATTATCGCAACATCGACCAGATGCAGTTTCCGCAAGCGCAGCCGATCCAGTACAAGAACACCGTCCCAGCCATGGAGCTGAGCCAGCAGCCGTTGGTGCAGAACTATGGCGAGGGTGTGGGCGGTCCATTTACTCCCGCGCCCCCAGCCGCCCCGCGCTGGTCGCGGGCGCCTATCGTGAAATACGGCCAACCAGTCAGCCGGACGCAATGACTGAGCAAGGAGCTATCTGATGCTTGACCCGAACGAGACCGATACCGAGCTGCAATCGGATG